TCCAAGCCGCAATCCGGCTAGGTCGACCCATCGAGGAAGTCCTCGCGTATCCGCCGGACCTCCTCACCACCATCATCGAGGAGCTCACCCGTGGCGATAACTGAGGCATACGTAGACGGCCTCAATGAAGTGCTGCGGGCCCTCCGGGCGTTGCCCAAAGAGGCTAACGACGAAATGCGGAAAGCCTCAAAAGATATCGCCGAAAGATACATGGCACCCGCGTGGCGGGACGCCGCCCAAAACGCCGGACCCTGGGGCCCGAAAATCGCCGAATCGGTGAAAGTGCGGCGCGACCGTGTACCGGCCGTACAAATCGGCGGTAACCGTCGAGTATTCAGCGGAGGCGCAACCGCCACCATGGTGCGTTACCCGTCCGACTCAGGCCAGAAACGCGACTCATGGGCGCCATTCGAAAAAACCGATTGGATCACCCTGTCACGCGGATACCAGGAACCCGCCCTACGCGAATGGGCTAAGGCTGTCGACGAAGTCGTACGCAAATGGGAGAGGATGTAGTCGTGGCAAAAACTCTGACCATCTTTCTAGCCGCCGACACCAAGAAACTCTCCCAAGGCCTGAACAACGCTAATAAAGAACTAACAGGTTTTGGCGGAACGCTCAAGAACATGCTGGGCCCTGCGTTGATCGGCGCGACGGCCGCGGCCGGTGCTCTCGCCGTGAAACTCGGCGTCGACGGAGTTCAGGCCGCCATCGAGGACCAGAAAGCCGCCGAAAGCCTTGCTCAAACCCTCGGAAACCTCGGCCTCGCCCACGACACCGCCCCGGTCGAGGGGTTCATCGACGCCCTACAGAGGCAAACCGGTGTAGCCGACGACCAGTTACGCCCAGCCTTCGACCGCCTCGTCCGATCAATCGGAGACACGGCACAAGCACAGGATGCCCTGAAACTCGCCCTCGACGTTTCGGCCGGATCCGGAAAGTCCCTCGACGCCGTAGCCCAGGCCCTCGGCCGCGCCTACGACGGAAACACGACAGCCCTATCCCGGCTCGGCGCTGGGATCGACGCTTCCATCCTGAAAACCGGGGATATGGAAGCCATCACGGCGCAGCTCTCCGCAACATTCAGCGGGCAGGCCGCCGTAGCCGCCAACACGTACGAAGGCCGCATAAAGCGCCTCGGCATCGCAGCCGACGAACTCAAGGAAGCGTTCGGCGCCGGGCTCTTGTCCAACATCGACTCCGTATTTCGGCTCCTTAATCGCACCGCTGATGCGACTGGCGACACAGAGGATGCCGTTAGCAAACTGGGTGAGGAAGTCGGGCTCCTGATATCGGGCCTCGCCGTGGCAGCCGACAGGCTCAGCGCCCTCGGCGGGGACACAGTCGAAACCACGGGCGAAATAACAGATTTTGGCGACGGCCTTCGATACGTCCTACAAAACCTGAATCCATTCACAAGCGGCGGCCGTTTCGCCACCGACATGCTGATGGACATGGGCCGCGAGGCTGAAATCACGGCCGACGCCCTCAACGCCGTAACGCTCCGCATGATGGGCCTGGCGCAGTATTTTGGGCAAACCGTCGTCGTGACGGAACGCGCAAACGCCGAAACCAGCCGGTACACGGAACTAGCCAAATCCCTAGGCGCCGAAATCGGCTTCGGTAACCGGGGCCTCCAACGGTACAATGCATACCTGGAGGACCTGGAAAGCAACTCGGGATCCGCCGGGGCCGCATCCGAAAAACTCACAGACCGACTGCAACGGCAAACCGAAACCGTCGACGGCCTACGCTCCGCCCTCGCCTCGCAGGTATCCGAGCTCGAACGAGGCGCCGCAGCCGTCAACAGCTACGTCGAGTCAGTCGCCGGCCAAATCCTCGGCGGCCTCGACCTCGGCCAAGCCTACGAGGAAAACTTCGATGACGAAGGACGCCAAGTAGGCAAAAGCCTCATAGAGGCCTTCCAGGAGCAAGTAAATCAGGCGGAATGGTTCGGCAACGTCCTAACCGCGATTAGGCAGTCAGGAGGCTCCGAAAGGCTCATAAACGCCATCGCGGCGGAAGGCCCAGAGGCCGGTGGGGCACTCGGCCAACAGATCATCAACCAGGGCCTAATCCCCGAGCTCGACGCGCAACTAACAAAAGCCGCCGAAGCCGCGAACGCTGTCGGCGTAGCCATGGCCGCAACATTCGCCCCGAACGGCGTCGAGGCATCCATAGGCATGGTGAACGGCATCGCCCAACAGCTGCAAAAGGAAGGCAAGCGGCTAGGCCGGATCGGTGAGGAAATGGGCAAACCCATCGGGGCGCGACTGAAAGCACAAATAGCTGAGGACGTCGCCGCCGCCGTGCGGGCAGCAGAAGCCGCCGGTGCAGCTGCACGAGCCGAAGCCGTCGCCCGCGAGGAGGCACGGCAGGCCGCCATAACCGAACAAGCCATCGCCCAGGCCGTGCAGCGGCTCATCGTCAACAGCGACCAACGGGCCGGACGCAACACACAGCCGGTACTGGCATGAGCTCACCCGTAACGGAAATCGCACTAGCTGGGGTTCCCCTCGATCTCGGGGACGTCGAGTATTCCGTCCAGGTGCAGCACGGCCGCAACGATGTAACCTCACAGCCCGAAGCATCCTCCTGCCAAATAACCGTATTCGGGCCCGACGGCATCACCGCCGATATGGGCGACACCCTCTATATCGAGGCATACGGTTTCGCGCGGTTTACGGGCAACGTCAGCGACGTCACCATCTCGCATCTATCGAGCAACCCGCCCACAGCTGTCACAACCATCATCGGGATGGGCAACCTAGCCAAACTCGGGCAGGCCGTCACCGGCGAAAACGGCTACCCACACGAGTCCGCCTTCGACCGGGCCGACACCATCCTCACCAATTCCGGGCTCAACTTCCTCAACGGCGGAAACACAGCCCTAGAGATCCACCAGGTTTCATCCGGGGACGCACAACCCGAGTCATGCCTCGACGGCCTTACCTCCCTGGCGGCCTGGTCCGGAGCGACATTCTTTGATACACCCGAGGGCCTGATTTGCTTCGAGGATTACGGAAACCGGGGAATCACCGCGTTTGCCGGGACCTGGCAAGCCCTGACCGAGGAATGGAGCTACTACGCCCAGGCGTGGGACTCATTCCCAACCGACCAGTCGAGTTTTGTGTTTCCATCTAATGGCGTCGTGTGGTCACCGACCTGGCGCAAAACCCTTGCGGCTCTCATAAATGACGTGACCATCCAATATGGGGCCGACGGGGACCAGATTGAGCAAAGCGACGACACCGGCTCCATCGCCCTGTACGGCCGCCGCGCCTATGTCCTGAACACGCGCCTACGGAAACAATCCGACGCCCAAACCCGCGCCGCTAACATCCTGTCGGCGCAAGCTCTCCCCCTCTGGAACCTAGGACAAATCTCGGTCCGCGTCGACCTGCTGAACAACCAGGACCGCGACCGGGTCCTCGCGTTGCTCAACGGCGCGACCATCACGATCGAGGACCTGCCGGACCCGGCCCCATACACAGCCTTTACGGGCATCGTCGAGGGATGGGCCGAAACGTACACGCCCGGCACCCACACAATGACTCTCAGCATTAGCGACCCGCGCTACTCATATCAGACGGTTGAATGGGGCGACGTCGATCCTGCGCTAACCTGGGCCCAGGTAAACGCGTCCGTAATCTGGTACAACGTCGTCACAGCCGACGACCTCGCCGCATAAGGAAGGAACATGCCAAACACCGCCAAAGGCACGCCGTATGTGGTCAGTACGGATCTCGTAGCCAACTACCCAACAGTCAGTAGCGACCTGGCCGACCACATCGACGACAACCTCGCCTACAACGCCGTAACCATCAACGCCCAAACCGGCACGACATACACATTCGCCCTAGCGGATGCGTCCGAGGGCAAGCTCGTAACCGCGTCGAACGCTGCGGCCTCGACCTACACGGTGCCGCCACAATCCTCAGTCACCTGGGCCGCTGGGGCCGTGCTGCGTATCCTGAACCAGGGCGCAGGAACAGTAACCATCGCGGCAGGATCCGGCGTCACAATCAACGGAACCCCGCTGACTTTGGCCCAATACAAAGGCGCCGCGATCCAGCGGACCGCTAGCAATACGTGGACGTTCGTCCCTTTCTCGGGTGGTGTCGGTAACGCTAACTTCAGCGACGCCGCAACCGGCACCTACAGCAGCGGCGGCGACAACTGGAAATACATAACCTACCAGGCATCAGGAACGCTCACAGTCACCGATGCGGGCTTCGCCGACGTGTTGGTCGTGGGGGGTGGCGGTTCCGGTGGCTCTGGGACTTCTGGCGGTGGCGGCGCAGGAGGATATCTGGAGGCTTCAAGCGTCTATCTCTCATCTGGGACACAGACGGTGACCGTTGGTGCTGGCGGTGCAGTCAACAGCAGCACGTCTCAGCCCGGATACAGCGGAACAAGCAGCCGCGTCGGTCCTTACTACGGGGTTGGCGGCGGCGCTGGCATGAATAGCGACCCGCTGAGTGGCGCTGGCATGACAGGCGGCTCAGGTGGTGGCGGTGCCGTCACTTCCGGTGCTGGCGGTGCTGGGACTTCTGGTCAGGGCAACTCCGGGGGTACCGGCTCCTCCGTCCAGTTCGGCGGTGGAGGCGGTGGTGGCGGCGGTGCTGGTGCGGCTGGCGCAAGTCCCGGCGGAGCAAGCGCAGGCGGTAATGGAGGCGCTGGGCTTTCCTCCTCTATCACCGGAACCGCAGTCACTCGCGGTGGCGGTGGAGGAGGCGGGGCTGGCGGTTCATGGGGCGGCGTGGCTGGCTCCGGTGGTTCAGGTGGAGGAGGCGCTGGAACGGCTTCTGGCTCGGTCAACGCGACTGCTGGCACCGCAAACACAGGTGGTGGCGGCGGTGGAGGCGGCTTTACTGGTAGCGCCACGCTCGGTGGCGCTGGCGGTTCCGGCATCGTGATAATCCGAGTGAGGACCTAATGACATACCACAACGCACACGCGGCCCGCGTCGAGGACGGCATCGTAAGAGAAATCATCGTGATCCCGTTCATGGATGACGACGACGCCAAGGTGACCGAATACTGCAACGCCATTGGACTGCCAGGAACATGGCTGGACTGTTCCTATTTGGGTGCTCGGCGCGGGAAGTATCCCGGTATCGGTGACCGCTACGACGCCGACCTAGACCAGTTCATTAGTCCGCAACCAATCGAAATCGAGGAATCATGACCGAGCAAGCAATCGAGGAAACCGAAACACCGAAGCCCAAGAAGGCCGCAAAGGCTACGCCTCAATCAGCACGGGACAAGGCTCGTGCAATCACGCTCGCCAAAATGGCGGCGGCCGCTAAGTGACGTGGAGGCCGCTGAACTCGTCGGCGTCATCGTCGGCCTGCTAACCATCCTAGGCATCATCCTGGGAGCTCTCATGTGGGTAATCAGGCGAGAAGTCGGCGCAATCTCGGCCGAGTTCCGGCCCAACGGCGGCAACTCCGCCCGGGATCTATGGGCCCGCACGGAGCTGGAAGTACGCGACCTCCGAAACCGGCTCGACCACCACATCGACAACCACAACCGCTAGGAGCCCCGTGGACCGCCTAATGGGCCGAGACGCCCGAAAGTACCTTTACACGGCTGCCGTGGCCGCTATGGCCCTCCTAGTGGCTTACGACGTCATCTCAGCCGAATCGGCACCCTTATGGCTGGCCCTGGTAACTGCCGTGCTCGGCCTGGCGGCGCCCGTCACCGCCCTGGCAAACCTGACTCCGCGGCCTAGCGATATCGCCGATAGTGCCGAAATCGAGATCGAGGGCGAATAATGGCCCGCCTAGTGGCAGCCGGGGTAAAGCTCCGCGACCAGGTAAATAAGCGTTTCCCGTCGCGGGATAAGGCTTCGGACGGTTGGATCGGGGACCGGGCCCACCGGGCCCGGAAATCCGATCACAACCCGGACGCAAGCGGATGGGTACACGCCCTCGATATCGACGCCGATTTGGTCCCGTGGAGCGAAAGACTGTCACGACGGGCAGCCCGAGCCCTAGCGGATCAGCTCGTCGATTATGCGCGATCCGGCGCTCCAGGATCCGACCGGCTCAAATATCTCGTATATGACGGGCAAATCGCCTCGGGCACATACCCGACTACCTATTGGACCTGGCGTGGATCCGGGTACGGCCACCATCACCACATCCACATCAGTTTCACCGACGTGAAACCCGTTATGGGCCGACGGCCTTTCCCGCTACCGATACTCGGTAAGTAGCCCGACCGTGTCGAAACCTCGGGAAC